AACATTAAGAGAGGCAGATAATGAAGACAGGACTCTATTCAAATATTGCTGCTAAGAAAGCTCGTATCAAGGCTGGCTCAGGTGAGAAGATGCGTAAGGTAGGCTCTAAAGGTGCTCCTTCTGCTAAAGACTTTAAGGATGCTGCTAAGACAGCTAAGAAGGTAAAGTAATGCCTAAGAAAGAGTTCCAGAACCCTAAAGGTGGTCTTAACCAAAAAGGTAGAGACTACTACAACAAGACTACTGGTTCTAACCTAAAGCCTCCTGTATCAGCTAAACAAGCTGCAAAGTCTCCAAAGGATGCTGGTAGACGCAAGAGTTTCTGTGCCAGGATGGGCGGTGTTAAAGGTCCTATGACTGATGACAAGGGTAAACCTACTAGAAAAGCATTAGCTTTAAAGAAATGGGATTGTTGACCAAATAGTTGTTGACACAAGCCTAAAACTGTGGTAAACTTAGGGATATTATGCAATATATTCAACTTGTAAACGATGTATTAATAAGACTTAGAGAGACAGAGGTATCTTCTGTCAATGATAACGCTTATTCTAAATTAATAGGTAAGTTTGTCAACGATGCTAAACGCAATGTTGAGGATGCTTACAACTGGAATGCTCTGTCAGATACATTGACTGCTATTACTGGTGCAGACATATTTAACTATGTTTTAGTGGGTTCAGGACAAAGATTCCGTGTTATTGATGTCTTAAATGATACAAGCGACACAATCCTCACTAATGCACCAACTCAGTACATGAATCAACAGTTCTTGCTAACAGCACAAACTAAGGGTTCTCCTAACTACTATAACTTTAACGGTACAGATTCTAACGGAGATACACAGGTAGATTTATTCCCTATTCCGAATGGTGTGTACAACATCCGTTTCAATGTCATTAAACCTCAAGTAGCTCTAGCTTCTGATTCTACTAGAGTCTTAGTTCCTTCAGAGCCTATTGTTATGTTAGCTTATGCTAAAGCATTGGCAGAGCGTGGTGAAGACGGTGGTTTAGCTTCTAGCGAGGCTTATGGCTTGTATAAAACATCATTAGCAGACGCTATTGCTTTAGAGTCTGGTCGCTATATTGAAGAATCACAATGGGATGCTATTTAAATGGCAGAGACTCTTGTAACTGGAACAATCGCTGCACCTGGCTTCTTTGGTCTTAATACTCAAGATTCCTCAGTACAGTTATCTTCTGGTTTTGCATTAGAGGCTAATAACTGCGTAATCGACAAATACGGTCGTGTTGGTGCTAGGAAGGGCTGGACTAAGGTAAATACTACTGCAGCGTCTACAGGCTCTTTTAGAGCTATCTTTGAGGTATTTAAGGATGACGGTAATGTTGTGTTGTCTGCAGCTAACAATAATATTTATTCAGGAACTACAACTTTAACTGCATTAGCTGTTCGTAACTCAACTGATAGTGCTAATTTAACTTACACAATCACTGATGATAACTGGCAGATTGCTGGTATGCCTTACGACACTGGAGCAACTCCTTCAGGTCATGCTATCTTAGCTCAAGCTGGTCATCCTCTATTGGTTTACCATAAGTTAGGTGCTACAGCTCATGCTCATACAGGTTCTTACGGTTTACAGAGATTAGGTGATATTGCTACTAATCTACCAGGTTCTTATACTGTAACTAGCTTTACCCCAAACATTTCTTTGACAGCGTTTGGTCGTCTTTGGGTAGCAGACATTGCTGGTGATAGACAAACAGTTTACTTTAGTGATTTGTTAAACCCTGCTGAATGGAAGACAGGCACTGCAGGATATTTAGACATTAGTGAAGTTGTACCTAACAATGACCCTATTGTTGCTTTAGCTTCTCATAATGGATTCTTAATTATATTCTGTGAAAAGCATATTGTTGTTTATGCTAACCCTGTAGACCCCTCAGCTTTAACATTATCTGATGTTATTACTGGTATTGGTTGTATTGCTAGAGACTCTGTAGCATCTATTGGTACAGACTTAATGTTCTTGTCTTCAACAGGTGTGCAGTCTTTACAGCGTGTTATTCAAGAGAAGTCACTACCGTTTAGAGATGTGTCTAAGAATGTACGAGATGAGTTACTAAGTAATGTGTCTTCTGAAACATTAAAGAATATTAAAGCTGCTTACTTCCCTACTGATGCTTTTTACTTATTGTCTTTACCCTCTACTGGTTTTACTTATTGTTTTGATACAAGAGGTGTGTTAGAGAATGGTGCAGCAAGAACTACTATTTGGAAACAGATTAATCCTACAGCATTCTGTGTAACTCAAGATAGACAGTTTTATATTGGTAAGCCAGGATACATTGGTAAGTACAATTTGTATGCAGATGACGGTGTCAAGTATCGTATGTCTTATTTTACTAACTACTTTGACTTTGAATCTGCTACTACTAACAAGATTCTAAAGCGTATCAATGTAACTGCTATTGGCGGTTCTGCACAACCTATCGCTGTTAAGTGGGGGTATGATTATACTCGTAACTACTTCTCTAGTGGTGTTACACTAGAACAAATAAATGTGTTTGAGTATGGCATCGCAGAATATAATATTGCAACATACACTAACGGTATTGCATTAGATATAGCAAAGATTCCTGCCTCTGGCTCAGGAACAGTACTACAGCTTGGATTTGAATCAGACATTAATGGAACACCTTTGTCTATTCAGAAAATCGATTTTTTCCTTAAGTCTGGGAAGACTTTATAATGTATAAATGTAAAAAGTGTGGAGAGAATAAACCTCTTACTGATTACTATAAAACAACTGATAGAAAATCAGGACATAAAACAATTTGTAAAGTGTGTATTAACGCAGACCCACTAAGCGAAACAAGAAAAGCTTACATGAGAGATTACGGTAAAAAATACCATTTAAAGAAAACATATAATTTAACTCAAGAACAGTATAATAACAAACTTAAAGAACAAAATCATAAATGTGCTATTTGTGAAATAGATGAAACAGAAGCACCAAAACAAAAGCTGTGTGTAGACCATTGTCATGTTACTAATGAAATCAGAGGGCTACTATGTCACAACTGTAATGTTAGTATTGGGTTATTAAAAGAATCTATTAACACATTAACTAAAGCGATTTCTTATTTAGATAAGTATAAAGGTAAAACACTATGAGTAATTATACAAAGGCAACTAACTTTGCCACTAAAGACACCCTAACAACAGGTGACTCTAACAAGATTGTTAAAGGCACTGAAATTGATAACGAGTTTAACTCTATTTCAGGTGCTATCAGTTCTAAAGCTGATTTAGCTTCTCCTACATTTACAGGAACTCCTGCAGGTCCTACAGCGACTGCTGGTTCTAACACAACACAGCTCGCTAACACTGCTTATGTAAAAACTGAAATGAGTACACTAGGAACTATGTCTACTCAGAATAAGACTGCTGTAGATATAACTGGCGGTACAGTTGTTGGCATTGCTGACTTAGCTGTAGCTGATGGTGGTACAGGTGCTTCTACTGCTGCTAATGCTAGAACTAATCTAGGTGTTGCTATTAATTCAGATGTTTTGGGCTATGTTGCTCCAAGTACATCAGGAAATCTATTAACATCAAACGGAAGTGCTTGGACATCTGCTGCTCCAGCTTCTTTAGGTGTTGGTCAAACTTGGCAAGCAGTAACAAGGACATTAGGTACAACTTATACTAATTCCACAGGTAAGCCAATAATGATAGCTGTGAATATAACTCAAGTCCCTGGCGGCACGGCTACATTTACTGTTGGTGGTGTTCAAGTTTATAATTATGTTTTAGATAATATTGGTGAACAAGATGTTTATTCTGCTGTTATTCCAGCAGGTGCTACTTATGTTTTAGGTGGCAGTTCAACAATAAACTCAGTAGCAGAATTAAGGTAATTAGATAATTGAAGACACCAGTAGTACAGCGTCAGCACTATGTGATGTACTTAGAGTTCTTCGCAGGTATGCACTGGTTTCATACGGATGTCTTTAAATGGACACCAAAGATTAAACAGAAGTATTTAGAAGATTTAAATTTATTACAGTATCTTGTTGGAACTCCGTTAGTAGCCCTTATAGAAGAGGATAACACTAAGTTAGCGAAGTTTGGACAAAGTACTGGTTTTAAAATAGAACAACCTTTCAAAGGTAACGACAATGAAAACTACTTTATTTGGAGCAGGAGTTTATAATGGGTAAATACGCAGGAACAATCGGCACTATTGCTGGCGGAGTGTTTGGCGGACGTGCTGGTGCTGCTATTGGTGGGGCTTTAGGAGGAATGATTGGAGGCGGTCCTGATGTCTCTGGTGCTTATGGCGGTGCTTCTGCACAGCAACAACAAGCCTATCAAAATGCTCAGTTTAGACCTGTTGGTGTAACAACTAACTTTGGTTCTTCTAAGTTTGAAATAGACCCTACTACAGGACAACTAAAGTCAGCAGGGTATACTTTAGCACCTCAGTTACAAGGACTACAAACAAGTCTACTAGGTGGCTATGGCGGTGCTTTACAACAAGCACAGGGTGTAGACACAGGTGCTCTTCAGCAAGGTGCTCAATCGTTATATGGTTTAGGACAAAGTTATCTAGGTGAGTCTCCTGATGCTATTCGTCAGCGTTATATGGCTCAACAACAAGCTTTGTTAGCCCCTGAAAATGAACAAACACTAGCTGGTATTCGTAACCGTCTATTCCAAACAGGTCGTACAGGTTTAGCTACTGGTGGAACTTCTGCTGGTAACATGGCTGCTACTAATCCTGAACTAGCTGCATACTATAATTCTTTAGCTCGTCAGCAAGCTCAGTTGGCTGCAGGTTCAGAACAAGCAGCACAGCAACAAGCTACTTTCGGTCAAGGATTGTTAGCAGGTGGTGCTGGTTTACAAGGTACTGGTTATGGTTTACAGTCAGCTGCTTACGACCCACTACGAACACAACTAGGTTTAGGTTCTTCTATAGAGTCTATGGGTGCTCAAGCTTTAGGGTTAGGTTCAGAGCTTGGTGGTCGTGCTTCTACAGCAGGTGCAAACGCAGGTGCTTTAGCTAACGCAGCTGCAATGACTGGTTTATCAGGTCAAATTGCACAGCAAGGTATTAACGCTACACAACAAACAGATCTACAGAATGAACTTGGTGGTTTGTTTAGTAATCCACAAGCAATGCAAGGCATAGGAAATGCTGCAAGCAGCGTTGGTAATTGGTTTGATAACCTCATCGGTGGTGGTCCTGAGTTATTAAACTATTAAACTAGGAAGAAAAACATGGCAGATAAAAACATTGTAGGCGGTATTTTTGGGATGACTCCTGAAATGTATTCTATGCAAAGAGACCTTGCAGGACAACAACGAGCTGCTTCTGTTGCACAACCTGGAACTATGATGAACCCATCATTAGCTCCTTTTTATGCACAAGCTGCACAACAAGGTCAACTACTTGGAAAAGGTATTGGTGGTCTGCTAGGTGTAGAAGACCCTCAACTAGCAATGATTCGTGATGTACAAGCGATGAAGGGGCAGTTTGATGTGTCTAATCCTGCTGGTCTTCGCCAGTTTGCACAGGCTCTAGGACAAAAAGGATACACTGACTTAGCTATTCAAGCATCAGGCGAAGCAGATAAACGAGAGTTAACACAGGCTCAAACAGTTCGTGCATTGCGTGAACCTGGTATGCAGTCTTTTGAGAAGTTAGTTTCTTCTGGTAAATACACTCCACAATCATTAGCTCAATATCAACAAACTGGCAATGTAGGTTCGTTAGTACTTGTTAAAGGTGCTGCTGGTGAAGGCGGTTTGCCAAAACCATTGCCAGCAAGTTTACAAAAAGATGAAGGTAAAGATTTAGAGTCTTATGATACTTATGATGCTCAGAAACGAGCATTATTGCCGTCTATTGAAAATCTTACTGCAGATGCTAAAGGTGTCCGTAAGCTAGAACTAGGTCCAATAAAGAATGCTAAGTATGCTGCTCAGAACTTAGCAGGTAACTCAACACCAGAAAGCCGTGCATACGAAGGTTTAAAATCAGCAGTTGATACAGCTGTTAACTTACAAGTTAGTGCTGAAAAAGGTGTACAAACTGACAAGGATGTGCTCAGATTTGCTAATGCTTTAATTGCTGCTTATGGTCGAAATGATACAGAGGCTACTTTAGATGCTTTAAAACGATATAATGATTCCGTAGACAATGCACAAAAGAAAGTTGCAGGTCGTATTGAGTCTCGTCGTAAGTCACAAAATGTTGAGCCATACTTTCAAGGTCAACAGCAAACAACTGTACAACCAGCTCCGTCAGCAGCTACACCAGCTACTCGTGAAGTTGACTTTAATTCATTACCTAAAAGGAATAAATAATGCCTTTTGATGTCAGAATGCCTGATGGCACACTTCTTCGTAATGTACCTGATGGAACAACACAAGAAGATATCCTTGATAGATATAACGCTTCTCAACAACCTACAGCACCTATAGAACAGCCAGCTCAGACTCGTTCTATACCTGACCAAATTGCTAGACAAGTTGGGCTTACAGCTCGTGCTGGTCTTGAGGCTTTTACTTCACCAGCTACAGCAGTATTAGAAGCAGGTAGAACAGCATATAACATGGGTGCTGAAGCTTTGGGTTCTGAAAGTCGTATACCTTCTTTTTACGCAGAACAAGCTAAGTCTTTAACACAAGCTGGTCTTCCTCAAGCTGAAACAGGATTAGAAAGAGCTGTACAAGCTGGGACACAAGCTTTAACAAGTACAGCAGGATTTGCCAAAGCATTGCCTAATGTACCTGCATTTGCTGCTGATTTAGCTAGACAATTACCAGCAGCGTCGGTAGCTGGTTTAGTTAGTCAACCTGTCGGGGAACTTGTTAAAGATATTACAGGTAGTGATTTAGCAGCTTTCATTGCAAGTGCTGGTGCAGGTGCGGCAGGGGCAGCAGGAACTGGTAAAGCTATCAGTGCGGCACAGCAAGCAAAGAATCCGTTGTACACAATGGCAGAAATTAAGCAAAGAGCTTCCAGAGCTTACAATACAATGGATGAAGCTGGTGTTGTTTTAAAACCTGAAAGCACAACAAAAATGCTAACAGATGTAAGACAAGCACTTGATGATGCTAGAATGATTCCAGGCACAGAACAAGCTAAAGAATTAAATGCTCGTATTGCTCAAGTACAAAGCATGATTGATAAAAACGGTGTGTCTTTTACTGCGTTTGAAAAAATGCGTGGTATCTTTAATGATTTAAAAACAAACAGCGATGGCGATTTAAGAAGGCTTGGTGGAGTAGCTGTTAATAAAGTAGATGACTATATTAGCACTGTTACTGGAAAAGATTTAATTGCTGGTCAAGGTGGTATTGATAAAGCTGTGCAAAGTGTTATGTCTGCTCGTAAAGACTGGAGAAACGCTAGCCGTGCTTCTATTCTTGATGACGCTTTAAATGTAGCTGAAGCAAAAGCATTAGACCCAAAAGCTTCTGAGAGTGAGTTGATTCGTCGTGGGTTTATTAACATTGCTGCTGATAAAAAGAAAATTAATCTGTTTACAGAAAAAGAACAGAATGTAATTAAGTCTGTAGCTAAAGGTGGTTCATTAGACCCATTATTAACTTTTGCTTCACAGTTTAGTCCATTGCGTTCAAAACTAGCAGCTGCTGGTGGTGCGTATGCGTTTACACAGATGCCTGTAACCACAACAGCTGTAGCAGGAAGTGGTTTAGCTGCTGATTTATTACAGAGTTCTTTAAGACAAAGAGCAGCACAACAAGCAGTTAAACAAATTGCTTCTGGAGCTGTTCCAAATCAATTACCAAGTTTAGCTTCTACAGGTCTGTTGACAAGTGCTTTAAACCCTCCAGGACAATAATGAGATTAGCCTACTTTGTTATAGGTCTATTGATAGGTGGTTCTATCGCAGGAGCGATGGCACAGCCTATCATAACTGATTCTACAAGCAGAGCAGAGACTACAGTTAAGTCTCCTCCTCCATCAGCTATTAGCCCTAGTATAACTACTATCAATAACAAGATGTGTAGTAGCGGTGTTGCTGCTGCCGTACAGACACAGATATTTGGTATCTCAATGGGTAGCACTGTTCGTGATAGTAACTGTGAGATGATTCTTAAAGCAGAGACTCTATTCAATATGCAGATGAAGACAGCAGCTGTGGCAGTAATGTGTCAAGACTCTGCTAACTGGTGGGGTATGTGGGATGCTGGTACTTATTGTCCAGTTGAGGGATTTGTCGGTAAGGAAGCTAAAGACTATTGGTTAGCTAATCCTAAGATGATTCCTGACAGACCGCAGATAAAATGAGATGGCTGGCACTGATTGCATTATGGTGCAATATAGCAACTGCACAAGTTGTAGTACAACACAATATCTCAGATGATGGCTATGTTAGAGTTCCACTTCAGTTTCCATTTCCTTATTATGGTCGTGTTTTTACTGAGTCTTTTATGTTCAGTAACGGTGTTGTTGGCTTTCTCAATCCAAGTAATAGTTGGTGCTGTACTGGATTTAATCTCGAAACAACGGTAGGTAGTCCATTTAGCTATGCGATTATGCCTCTGCAGACAGACTTGCTTAACTATAGTGGCAGGTTCTTAACAGAAGGAACACCTCAGTATCAACGATATAAGTGGGAGAACATCAGTGAGTTTGGTGTCCCTAACAATCTTAATACCTTTGGTGTAGAGATTAGACCTAGTGGCTACATTGGTATGCACTATGAACAGGTTAACATCAGTCCTTGGAGACCTGTTACAAGAGGCATGACAGGAAACACTGAAGCAGGTGAATATACACAGTATTATCATGGTCCTGGCTACAGCAGTATAGAAAATGTAGGGTATATTACACAAAATACTGGCGACAGGTGTGCAGTAGACCCTCTATTTAGTCCTAGTTGTCCTGGTTATCAGTTAGCTTTCTACAACCAACAATGCACTGTGAACCCACTATATGACGCAAGCTGTTACGGATATGCAGAAGCTTATCTCAATCAACAATGCAGCTCTAGTGCGTTGTATGACAGAAGATGTCCTGGATACAACTCAGCTTATGCACTTGCAAATGTTGTGTCAGCACCAACACCAGTTGTATCAAGACCTGCTTTACAAATCAGCTCGTCAGGTAGAGTCTCTGTCGAAACTCCTATCGTGTCTGACACAGTTGTCAACGAAGTAATAACAAGACCAAATGCTAATACATCAGTTCAACAGACTAATCAAGAACCTAATAGACCTGCCTCAGTACAGACAGAACCAAAGACGGAGAAGAAGACTGAGGCTAAACCGCAAGCTCAGACTAGGAAAGCTGAGAGTAAGAATGAAGTCACGGCTAAAGGACCTACGATAGTAGATGTGCAGATTCAACAACCTAATGTCTTAATTATAGACATGATGTACAAACAGCTCATTAAAAAGCCGATACAAGATAACAACAGAGCTTATTATGCTCTGATAATGAATAGTCAGAAAACACACGAGGAGATGGTAGATGAGCAGTATAGAAGATAAGAAGCCTGACTACGAGTTCAGCGTTGGTGGCTATAAACTTAAGTATTCTAACAAGTTATTAGCTATGATTATCGCTATTACTCCTATCCTTGGTGGCACTCTTTGGGGTGCTTTTGAAGCTGTTAAAGGTTATCAGTCTATGCAGAAGAAGATTGATACTTATGTCGCTCCTGACTTGTCAGAGTTTGATAAGAGATTAGCTACACTAGAAGAGTCTACAGCTAAGGTTAATGATTACACAAGAGACATCAAGAATGATATTAAGAATGATGTTCGTAGGCTTGAGAAGGTTGTAGAGCAGGTAGAAAGAGACGGTAAACAGTTATCTCGTGAAGTAGACAAAGACATTAGAGAGATGCGTAGAGAGACTGACACCAAGATTAAACGAGCATTAGATAACCCATTATCAAACAAGGATTAACCATGATTCCAATCGCAGCCATTTTAAGCATCGGTGAGAAGGTATTAGATAGAGTATTGCCTAACCCAGAAGCTAAAGCCAAAGCTCTTGCTGAACTAGCTAAGATAGAGCAAGAAGGTAAGTTAGCTGAGTTACAAGCTGACAATGTTGAATCTCAGGAAGTTAGCAGTCGTTGGAATGCTGACATGGGTTCAGATTCTTGGTTGTCTAAGAACATTAGACCATTGACTTTGATTGCAATTCTTATTGGTTACTTTGTATTTGCCACAGCATCAGCTTTTGGTCTTGATGTTAAACAGGCTTATGTTGAGTTACTAGGTCAATGGGGTATGTTGATTATGTCTGCTTACTTTGGTGGTCGTACCTTAGAAAAGATTATGGATAAGAAGAATGCAATTAACAAGTAACTTTAGTTTAAAAGAACTTACTGTATCAGAGACAGCTACTCGTAAGGGGTTAGATAACACCCCTAGTGAGGCTATTACTGCTAACCTTAAGACACTAGCTGAGACCATCCTACAGCCTCTTAGAGAGCATTATGGCAAGTCTGTGAAGGTCAACAGTGGCTATCGCTCTCCTGATGTCAATGCCTCTGTAGGAGGCTCTAAGACCTCTGACCACTGTAAAGGTCAAGCAGCAGACATAGAGATTGCTGGAGTTGCTAATGGCGAGTTAGCTAACTACATTGCTTCTAACTTTAAGTTTACACAGGTTATCCTAGAGTTCTATACTCAAGGTATACCCGATAGTGGATGGGTTCATGTATCTTATGATGCTAACGACCTAAAGTGTCAAACACTGACAGCGGTCAAGAAAGACGGTAAGACTGTGTACTTACCTGGTTTAGTTGTATAACTTTACCTAACGGTAACATTTGCTTAATTATTGTGCAAATATGCTGTTTTATTACCTTTCGGTAATCTATGTAAATCTTCTGTTAAAAGTAAAATAGTTATGTAAATCCTCTTTTTAAAAGTGGAATTGCACAAATTACGGAAGCAAGGCTCGTAAATTACGGAAGCAAATCCGACTAACTGTGTAAAAAAAGACAGCCCCGATTAGAGGGCTGCCATAAAGGTACTACACACACAAGGAAACTAGATAGAACAACCACCTGCAGTACAGCTCAACATCTGAGCACCTTCCACATTATCATCATACTCTTTAAATGTAGCCCAATCAATGTCAGCAGGTTGTAAAGCTTTTAACTTAGCATACTCTTGTTCGTTTACCTCTTCATAAGGGGCTTGCTTGTATGTCCCTCCGTCCATCGGTAGGAAAGACACACCAGTTACCTCATCAAAGTGTTCAAACACCCATGCTCCAACTTCCATCCATTCATTCTCTTTAACAGAGATAGTCACAGACGGCTTGTGTTCGCAATAGTGACGCTGGAATAATAACCATAACTTCAAGTGTTGCACAGCTGTTAAGTCTTCACGCAACAAAGCACCGTCAGCCACAGCAACAGGGAAACTAAATACTGTTGTACTCTCAGGCTTCATTACACAAGGCTCTGCTACAAATCCAGCTTGAATCATGAACTGCGTTAGTGGGTCTTTGTTATCACCTCTAACACGACGAATATAGTATTGGCTATGCTGAGGATGAATGCCAGAGGCAGTACTACAAAGCTGCGACACTGTACCTTCGGGTTTAACAGCTGTAACAGCCACACTCGGGTTAATTCCAATGATAGCAGCAAATTCAGCATTAGTAGTAACAGCAACATCTTTCAACCTTTCTAGTCTAGCTGGTAACTGAGGGTCATCAGGGTTATTCAACAGTGCGTTATCACAGATACCAGTCATCGACACACCTAGTAGTGCTTCTTCTTCTGTATTCTTCTGCCATATCTTACGCAAGTAAGGGAAGTCTGTTAACGACGCTTGAAAAGTTCCAAGGATAGATGCCACACGAATCTTATGCTCCAAAGACTCCATAGTGTCATCACTGCGAACAATGCAACTAGAAAGATTACAGAACTGATAAGGACGCAGGATAATCTCGCTGCAAGGGTTTGTACCAAAATCGTATGAAGCGTCTCGTCTACCGTTCTTTTCAGCTTGTCTCTGTGATGCGTCACGACTAAATATTCCTCTCTCGCCTGAATGTGACTCATAGATACTTGTCCACTCACGCATAAATTGACCAATGTACGGCTTCTCTTTATAGACAGCAGAGTTATTAGCTAATGCTCTTTGTCCTTGACCATCCCACCAATTACCTGCTTTAGCATGAGCCATCTTGTCATCAGACAAGTCAGACAAGCTAATCATGGCACTGCGTCGTACTCCGCCCACAACAACAACTTCCCCGATTTTGCAGAGAATATCATGGCATTCGAGTGATGAGAGACGGCGACCAACTGCTCCTTTGAACTTGGTAACACAAAACTTATAAAGTTCTTCCAAAGGTCCAGGTCCAGACGCTCTTCCACCAAAGGTTTTAAGTCTTGCTCCTGTAGGTCGAACTTTTGATACATCGAACCTTGGAATCTCACCAGAATATAAAAGAGCCAAGAGCTGTCTAAGCGATTTAGCCCATCCCTCTTTAGAATCCGACACAACAATAGAAGTCTGACTATCAAACAACTGCTCTGGCACTTCAGGTAATTTAGTAACATATTGTTGCTCCACTGAGAATCCTACACCTGTACCACAGAGAAGGATGTACATAGCTTCATCAAAAGCTTTAGGGTCATCAATAGGTAAATATGAACAGTTAAATGCTGCCACATTCTGACGCTCTAAGGCTGGTCCTGCAGTCATGATAGCTCTCATTGACGGCATCACTGCTAAATCGTTTACTGCTAGTTCTAACTCTGCACGAAGTTCTTTAGTTAATGTGTAGTTCTGCTTTGTCTGTAAATGGTTTTCCATGAAATCAAAGTATCTTGCTACTGTTTCATTCCAGTGTTCGCGACGACCTTCATTGTCAATGTATCGACTGTAGCGACTTTTTGCAATGAAATTATTATAAGGACTCATTGTGTATTTATTCATTCTTATCGTACTTCCTTTTCTAGTTTATCGGCTCTTTCCTCGATGCGGTCAGAGAATGCTTCTACAATGTCTTCACTGTTAATATCTAACAACTCTAACAAGGTTATTTCATCAAGGTCTATAAGACGCTCTTTAATCTCGTGAAGTAGTAAGGGCATCTTTTTCTTTCTTGATTAAATACTCTAAATAGTGTGCAGCCTTTTCAAGGTCTTCAACACCGTTCTTATAAGGGTATCGTAACACATACTTAATAATGTTACCAGCCCAATAGTTCAGTTCCCATTCTTCTATAATTTCCCAAGGTTGACAAGCTCTCTTGTAATGAGAACCGCCAACTTGACGAGATAAGACATCTCCCTGGTCTTCTAAGCCCTCTCTAGAAAGAAGTAAATCTTTGAGAGAAGGGTCATCATTATAACACAGGTTTGGCATTGCTATAGGAAAATCAGTAAATTTATTTTCCATCATGCAACCCCTTTGATTTTAATACCTTTTTTAACCGCTGTAGTCCCTTGACTCCACGAACCGCAGTCCCTGCACTGATACCTTTGATAAGTACCTGTTGTCGCCAAAGTGAATCCACGCTTCTGTATCTTCGTTGAAGCACAGCTTGGACATACATGGTTATCGGTATTAAGATTGCGATTAGGAAGCGATTTAATCCAAGGTAACAATTTATAGTAAAGCTTTTCCAATAATATGACATCCTGGATGTTGTACTTTTCCATACGACTCCAAGCTGCACTATCTTTGTCCATACACTTAAGCCACAGTTCAAATCCTTCATGCTCTACCTTCTTACCTAGTCCTAGTTGTTGTGAGACATAATCTAACTTATTGCTAGTAAACCTAAAGTTGCTCCTAACAGTACGAAGTAAATCAATCTTCTTACTAGGAGATGGTGGATTAAGATTATGTAAAAGAAATTCCTTGTTGAGAATAGGTAAGTCGAACTTATTGCCATTATAAGTAACAACACCGTCTGCTGAGTCGATAAGTCCATGAATACCTTTTAACATTTTCTTTCTTGATGATTTGTGAATAGAATCAAACACAACTTCTTTATCACCGAGCCACTTAGCACAGTAGCAAAGAACTTGTGATGAGTCTATCATCTGATTGATGCCGATGTTCTGGTCGAATAGTCCCCAAACATACGCACTGTTGGGGCTTGTTTCAATATCAAGCAATAGAATTTTCATTTAACTTTCTTCTTCCAATCGTAAACAAACCAAGGACCAATAACTTCTAAAGCATCAACCACTTGCTTAAAGCTATCTAAATCTTCTTGACCCCAATTATTGTCTTTGATGTCTTTTTTAAGAGACTTGTATGTACCGATTAAACGACCAGCAACAATCTCGTCACAGAAGTCGTTATCAATGTCAATTTTAATTTCACTCATATTATCCTGCCATCATGTCAAAGAGAACCTCAGCGTCAATCACTGCTAAGGGCTTACAACCGTTTTGTTTAATAATAACAATAGGTTCATACTTACCGTGAGACTTAGCTTGTTCGTAGTAATTATACACAGCTACCTTTGCTAGTGACTTACATTCAAACACTGCAGGTATTTCATCCTTTGCAAACTGAGACATCACTACATCTTCACCGTGCGAACCCATTGGACAACTACGCAAGTCTAATTCGCTTAGTTGCGGATACCTTGCTAGTAACTCTTTTACTACCCATTTTTGCAGGTTTCTTCCCTTTGCTTTCGCTGATTGTGTTTTCATTTAATATTACCTTTCTGTTTTTAATCCATGCTTTAGGGATGTGCATTCTTGCATTGGTTTGGTCGATAGACCAGGTAGATGCTAAACATATTGCTTCATCTGTTTCATCAACTAAATAACCAATAGTAGTACAGTGATGCACCTCTGCTTTAGTCTTTGATTCCCATCCTGAGTCCGCTACTGCATCAATCCAAACTACTTGTATTACTTTAGGGGTGGTTGCCATACATCGCCTTGTTTTCGTTGTAAGTAAAGTAAGTTTCCATTCTCTAACACCCTTGGAGTATCACCATCGTAAGCCTTGAGTACAGCTTCGTATAGCTCTTCTACATTAGTGCAGTCTTTAAGTATCTTAGCTCCTTTAGCAGGTCCAATACCTTTTAATCCTTTAATATTATCAGCAACATCTCCTGTTAATATTTGAAGATAAAAATTGTACCAACCTGTAAATTCGTCTACATACTGTTTAGTATGTTTTCGATAATTATAGTGCCATCCAGGAATCTGCAGCAAGTCTTTATCAATTCCGACAATGATGCACTCATCCTTTAGTTCTGTTCCTCTTGTTGCTACTATATCATCTGCTTCAATACCATCTACAATTACAAAACCCCACGATTCCACTAGGTGGTTTCGCAGAGCTTGTAAGTGTATTGGTTTCTCAGAGATTCTATTGCCTTTGTAGGGGGCTGTTTTAGCTAACTCATAACGAAAGTTTCCTGTACCTGTCAAGTAACCCTCATACTCATCACACTCAACTTCCATACAAAGCTCAATCATAGTAGCTTCAAGCCTAGATACAGCAAGTGCCTCATCTATATCATTAGACGAGAATCCTACAGCGTATGTCAAACTATCGCTATCTATAATGGCTATCATGCTTCTATCCTGTGGTATTTATCTCGTGCTTCATCAGCAACAAGACAAGCATATTCAAAGTCGTCATAATGACCAAGCTCTAAACGCTTTTTAGAAACATTAATATAAACTCTCCACTTATTTTTCAACTTATTCCAAGACACACCCTTAACTCCAGATGTGTTATCTTTTCTTTTTGCTGAATTGTAAGAGTTTTCTGAGTCTGAGACAACTCGAAGATTCTCTATTCTATTATCGTTCCTCTTCCGATTGATGTGGTCTAAAGTAGCAGGGTCTTCACCTTTGAACATTTTCCATATTAAACGATGCTCCCTGTACAATTCTTTATCAATACCTATGTAAACATAACCGCTAACAGTACAATAAAAACCTGCCTTACTGCCATTAACAACTTTACGCTTATTTATTTTCCAATACAAACCACCATCTTTATAACAAAACAAAGACAGCAGTTTTTCTTGAGACGGAAGAGGAATCGTTTTACGCATTAAAGAATATCGTCGTCTAAATCAGCTGTGGCTGCTTCAGGATTGTATTCCTTCAAGTCAGTGATAACAATCTTCATCAATGTAGGGCTAACACCTGATTTGTTTTTCCAGTTCCAGTTGTAAGCTGATACTAGAGCTGTTGCCTTAGAACCGTTAGCGACCAAAGCAGTAATGTGATTACCTTTCTCATCTACAGGCTTGATAGGGTTGCTAGACTTAACTGTAACAAACCAGCCCTTCTCAGGCTTGTCTTCACGCTTACGAGGTGCTACACCGATAGCTTCTAATGCTGATACAGCTTGGTCTGTTAGGTTACACAAGTCAACCTGGTACTTACCTGACATCTCTGATACCTTGTCAAAGAAAGCCCAATTAACTTCTGCTGATAATTTTACTGGTTTAATTTCACTCATTTGATTCTCCTTAGATACTGCGTTAATTAAATACTGCAAGGTAAGTATACTACATTTTAGTGCTTTGTCTACTAACTCTATTGCACATCGTGAAATTGTTTTATAAAGTTGTATATTGCTAAATGCTCTTCTGCTGTACCACTATTTTTAATACGGTTAGCTTTACTAGAAATCCAAACAACATTTCCTTCAACATATCCTTTTGAAGAATCTATCCTATCAATAGACGGTGAACCATCTGTTACGGTTTTACTTCTAACACACCAAGATAAAGGAATATTTAATACAGGACAAACATCAGGTGCTATGCTTGTAATGTATTCTAATGAAACAGTAAACTCAATACCTGTTTTCTTTGCATGATTCTTGCGTGAATGCCAACGATTATAAATATGTCCTTCTTTGGTAGACATAAGTTTATTTCTATATTTCAAAGCTCTGTCAGGGCAGTTTGTCAATGTAAAGACCCTCCATTTCGTAAAATATCTTCAAGTCCTTCAACTTCACCTTCTATTAAATCATCGCCTACTTCTACTACTAACTGAATCATGTCTTCTCCAGGCAAATCTGTTTTAATGATGTAGGTATCATTCCTATAAGCAACTATAGACACAACACCTACTACATTATCTTCATCGTCGTAATCGTACTCGTCATCTTTAATCAATGTGTGTCCTTCCAAGTTATACCTACTTTATATTCCCCATCAAGAGGGCAACTCATCTCTAATACTTTACCAGCTTCTTGAATTGATTGCACACCATATTGACCTACTAAGTCTGCAGTCTCTTCTTTAGTTTCTATCTGCCATTCATCGTGGACATTAGCACATATCTTGTGTTCTATCTTTTCTTTCTTTAAACGATTAGACAACAACACAACTGCTTGCTTCATTACGATTGCACCCGCACCTTGCAGAAGCGTATTGAGTGCGGAGTGTTCCGAACGAACCAATAACTTGCGTCCGTCAAGACCTGGTAGCCAGCCTTTTTGAGAGTAGATACGACCAACTTTCTCACGAAGTGCTTTGAGTTTCGGGGTGTTGCGTAGAAAACTAGTAATGAGTTTTTGTCCTTCTTTCGCACCACCTCCAACAATCGACCCGATTTTGGGACTTCCCGCACCATAGAGGAATGCATAAATAAATGTTTTAGCTTGATTCCTCGTTTCAAGTCCTGCTGCCATTTGATTGGCTGTGTGTATGTCGCCTGATACGACTTCAGTTGTATACGCATCATCTTTCATATAGTGAGCCAACATTCTCAACTCCAAACCTGAAGCGTCAATGCCAACTAATCTATTGCCTTTCTCTACAGTCCATAGGTTTCTACATTCAGGTCCATAAACAGCACCGCTGTTAGGAACTTGAGCCATGTTAGGACTCATGTGCGTCATACGACCAGTAACTGCACCGTTGGTAATGACACGACCATGAACCCTACCGTCTGATTCTACTGCTGATAACCAAGATTCTATCTGAGCAATCCTTTTCTGAAGCATTAAGTATTCTGCAATAGCTAAGGCTTCGGGGATGTCGATGCCTTCGAGCGTGGTTTCGTCGACGATGACTGCACCTTTTTCGGTGTGCTTCTTGGGCTTCCAGCCTTTCTCTTGGAGACGCTCTGCGATTTGCTGGCGACTGCCTGGGTTGAACGGGGTGATGATGTCGTTGAGGGCTTTTCCTGTTTTTTTATGAGTTCTGCCACATTCAACTCTGGGAGGAAATATGCTTTCCATTTCAACTTTGATAGCGTCCAGCTTAGTCTTAAGAGTGCATAGAAGCTCCGTAGCTCCTCTTTCATCGAGCTTAAAGCCGTTGCGTTCTTGTTCTGCAATGATGATTGCAACTTGGTGTTCGAGGTCGATGCTCTTTTGCGAGTAGTCATTTTTCATTTCCTTAGTTAAGTATTTATAAAGTTCTGCTGTTACCTTTGTGTCTTGAATACAATAATCTACCATCTCTTGCGAGAAAGTACCAAACCGATTAAACTGTATCTTTGGATAACCTAGTCTAGCACCCCACGCAGCCAAGCTGTGTCCTTCGTCTAAGCTAGGGTTATACAACCTAGACATAACAAGAGTATCCACAACCTGAGACTTTTTTACCTGTATATTCCATAATTTCTTTAATACAGGGAAATCAAACCCTATGCCATTATGTGCGATTAAACTAACACAAGAGTCTAAGTATGCTTGTAGATTGTCAGGTTTAACGAACATTGACACAATGTCAGTGTCTAAGTCACGACAAACCACACACCATATCTTATCGTGTTCTAAGTTTGTTTCTATATCAATAATTATTCTCATAAGTTTATTCTACGGTATTTCACACCATCGTGCCATTGTTTTTCTTCAGCTTCTATATATTTTCGTTTAAGTGTATCAACACTCATCAATACAGGTTCATGTCCTTTAAAACAAAAAGCATAAATAAAGGGTGCTTTATCGCTAGAATAGCACATCACCAATGTATCTAGCATTTCAAACTCTGTTTTTTTAATACTTGGAGTTCCTTTAACACTTACAACATAAGTTTTATTATCTTTTGTCAATACAAAATCAGGAACATTCCTAAGTATTGGATTCAATCTAGAAAAGTTAGGTATAGGATTATCCCTAGCATTCGAGCCAAAAACAGTTGCAATATATCCTTTTGACAAAGACCAATCAGCAAACCATTCTTCTCCTGTTTGATATAAAAGCCTATCTTGGTAAGAATCTGTATTCTTCATCTTAGTAAGCCTCCTAAGTACATTAACACAGCGACTGCTTCGACAACAAACAAAGCATAGTCTTTCTGCTGCACACCAGACCAAGCCCATAAACCACTACCAACTAAGCCAAACCAGAGGTTCAGTGGGTATATGTTTAGACTGGTCAATCCGATACCAGTCAGACAAAGGGCTGTGCCTGTCCATTTCATTTCTTCTTAACAACTTTCTTTTTAATGACTAATGGCTCTTCAACAACAGTAACAGATTCAATTCTAGGTTCATTAAACATTGCTGCTAGTAAGTCTTGAATCTCAGGCTCTGTAGCAGTCCATGAAGTGCCGTTGTTGAAGTAAACCTGACGGTCAATGATGTAAGTCACATTGTCGATGTTAACTATTCTGTTTCCAATTTTGATGTTCATACTTTAACCACCTTTATCCATGTTGCGAAATGATGTAACACACCGTGACTGTCGTAACAGAAAGCAAAGCCATCACTAAAGTGTTTAAGTTTAAATACTTCTGTATCGTAATCACCAAGCACACTAAACTTATCACCTTCGTGTAGTTTATCTAGCTGACACATATCTGCTATGTCGTGTTCGTTAATCATATTTGTTACCTTTCCTAAACTCATCAATAGCTTCATCTAACATAATACCTGTAAGCCATGTCCAGTTCTGACCACGACCATCACAAGAGATAACTGTTGGTGCAACCACCTCTTCAGGTAAATCCCATGCTTGTGTCTTGAGCCATCGGTAACGCTCGGCATCTTCAAAGACTTCTACATTGTCTTGTATCTTACTAAAGACATCTTTATTAAGACTGCGTAAACGCTCAATCTCTAAACACAAAGCCAAGATATAGTTACGAGTGACATGATATTCATCGGTTTTAGCGTACTCTCTTGCTTTCTCTACTAAATCATTCTTTGTCATAATGTCTCCGTTGTTTCTAGCATTCTACCTGTGTGGCTCTGATAAAGCAAGTGACCTGCTGCACCAGTAAAGCCACTAAAGCGATTCTTTAGGACACGAACATGAGTAGTGTTACGCTCAATTAAATCTGTTGCCTGTCCATTACGCTCTAATCCTATCACAATATCACTAAGTTGTGCAATAGCACCTGAGCCACGAAGTTGTGCTAATGATGTGGCTGCACCTTCCTCGTGACCTTTGGACTCTGGACGCTTTAGGTGTGATACGCAGATTAGGCTGATACCTGTTTCCTGGACCAACATACGAAGCTTAGTCATAATAGAATCAAGAGCCTTACGCTCATCACCCACATCGCCACCACTGACAATAATACTAAGATGGTCAAGAAATACATACCCACAATTTAATCCTTTCGCCATATATCTAACTCGATTAACAATGTTCTCCAAGCTAGTAGACCCAAAATGGTCAAACAAATAAAGACGGTCAGTGCCAAGAGTGCGGTCAAAAGCATCTTTTAATTCCTCCGCAGTTACTTCGACATCTGGTAAGTGGATTGGTCTATTGACTGCGAGCGACATAAGAGAACGAGCTGTTTTACGCACTCCTTCTTCAAGAAACATGAGTCCGATGTTGTCAGTTGTTTTTTCCAATATGTGCCATACAATCTCTCTAAGGAACTGCGATTTACCAAGTCCACTTCCTGCGGTAACCATGACAAGCTCCCCTTTGCGTATGCCGTAAGTAAGCTTGTTAAGTGCCTCATACGGGTAATCACAATCAGCCTTCTCAATAGGAGTTGATACCATTTCCCAGAGACTGTTACCTTGAATAATTCCATCAGGTATATAAGACTCAGAAGCCCACCAAGCATCAGTAAATTCTTTAATAGCATCATTCTTAAGATAATCACACGCATCCTTGTATCCTTTCTTATGTTTCATTACTTTAACTTTGCCACCGAATAACTCCGCTACTGCTTGAGCTGCTTTCTGCCCTGGCTCATCAGCATCAAAACAGATAACGATAGCTTCAAAGGTATCAATCCACTCATACTGTGCCTTACAGTCCTTTAAAGCAGCACTAGCACCGTTTCTAACACTTACGCAAGGATACTTACTACCTTGCATCTGAAACGAAGCCATAGCATCTAATTCGCCCTCACAGATAGTTAGGTATCGACCACCCTTAGTGAAGTTAGTTTGTCCAAATAGTAATGCTTCTTTGAAGTCACCAGCAATACTAAACTGTTTACTTGGTACATCTCTAGTCTTAACCGCAGTCATCACCCCATCAGCATCATAGTAGGGGTAGAAGTGTTTATCTCTTGATTGCTTAACTCCGTAGCTTAGGCAAGTAGACGAAGTAATACGACGGTCAGCGATAGAACTAGTAGAAGCAGTGTCATAAAAGTTTAAATCCTTATTCATAGGTTTGTTTTCTTTGTGGTGTTGTATTTCAAAAGAGCCGTCTTCACTTGTATAAGTTTCACACTTGAAGCAATATTGATGTCCATCATCATACAAACTATTCGCATTAGATGAATCACAATTTGGACATGGTGTGTGCTTAATAAATTTACTTTCTGAGTTCATTGTGAATAGTCCTTACTTCTAATGCTGTAAATTCTTCCATAAAGAAATAAGACAAAGCCTCGTTGATAACACCGCTATGCTTGTCGTAATCTTTCTCAATCGTTGCAACAATAGCATCAACCGCTTTAGACAACTCACGAATCTCTTGGTCTGTGTGTCTTCTAAAAGGGTTAGTATGTGTCCAGGCTTCTTGTGCTTTCATTTTTAACTCCTCATTCTCTTTCATAAGTTGTTGATTAGCTTCAACTGTTTTTTTCAGTTGTAAATGTGTTAAATATTCTAAATCATTTTCCATGCTTATTCTCCCACCATCTTTGAATCTGTTGCATAGGTGTTTCAACAACAGGGTTTAACTCAAGCCACTTCTTACACCATCTTACATGGTCATCTCTTTGTAGCTTAATCTTGTCGTGTGATAACTCATAGTACTCATTAGCTATCATCTCAATAATCTGCCTAGCTGTTAGTCCTTCAATCATTGACAACCTCCACCTCAGTCCAGGCTGCAAAGTGCACAACCTCATCACCATCTTTACAGTATGAATACATACCGTCAATGTTTCCAAACCAATATACCTTGTCATAGTCAGGTTCAGGTGAACAGACTGGCATCTTGATATTAGTGTCTATCAGTTTAAACTTGTTACCGTGTTTTAAATTATATAGTTCCATCAATTAACTCCTTGTCTAACCCTATTAGGGTATCGTTGTTCTAACCAAAAACATCTTCTTTCGTTCTCATCACTAATCGCTCTATAACCCACCCAGGTTACTCCGCTTTGTTTGTAGGTAGGACAATGGTTCATACTATCAACATAGTGATTTAACGAGCCATAAGCAAAGCCACCCATAAAAGCGAAGACAAAGCCCAAGGTTATAAATGCCTCTTTCATACAGGCTTTACTATGTATTCGACATTTACAGGCTCTAGCTTGTCCACTTTAGCGTTGATGATAGCGATTAACTGCTCCATAGTAGGCTCAAAGCCCTGAGATAGACATAAATCTGCCATATCGTGCAAGATAAAGTGATTGTGTGCTTCGTGTGCTTCTGCTGGTGTCATATTCATAAATTGAATCATAATTCCTCCTGTTATACGACAATGTTAAAACATATTTAGACATTGTCAATAGATTTAAATAAATAAAGTTCTTGACAACATTTTAAGACATCTATATAATACTTTTCAACAAGGTTCTTTATAGATTGTTTTCTATAAGGTTTATTGTTAATGATTGTAACTCTAAAGAGGTCTACATAGCTACATAGCTATATAGGGCTAAAGTGTGTAATTACTGAACCACACTCCCATAATTGCAAGGTTATCTCTCTTTCCAATAATCATCATAATCTTCTTCATCAATAAATAGCTGGTCTTCCTCGCTGGTGTCTAGCAAGTCAGCTAAGTCTGTGTCAGCTTCTCCTATAAGGTCATTACGAACCTGTAACGGTATAGAAGAACCTATTTCTTTAATACAAACACCGCATAGCTCTACAAATCTCTTTGTGACGGCATGGCGTAGCGTAGCCTCATAATCGCTCAGTTGTTCGTTGCAACAAGTACATCTCATAATGAACCTCCCCATTGTTGTGCCATAGCATCTGCAATCCCCTGGAATGTCTTATTTCTCATCTTTTCCCTTTCTTTTGGCGGTAATAAACTGCTCTCATAAAACCATTGGCTCATTCGTTTACCGCTTTTAGCGACCCAAACACCGCCTTTATCAACGATATGTGTAGGTTTTAATAGTGGTAAGCCTTTAAGCCATAGACAAGTAGCTTTGGTCGTGTCGTGTCCATATTGCCAAGGTTGAATAATCTGAGCTGGCTTACGATATACGCTAGACATAATACCGATAGGGTTTTCAATAGCATAACGAGGAATATTGCAGTTAGCCAAAGCCATAAAGAAGTCGATGCCTTGTTGTTGTCTACCGTCTGCTATTTTCTTAGCAAAGTGCCTTGCACCACTAACTGCCAAATGAGTGCATGGCGGGTGTGCAATCATCAAATCAAACCCATCATTGATAATATCAATGACATCACCTTGATAATGCTTCCCAGGTGTTGAGCTTGGCTCTAAATCACATGATATAGCATCATGCCCCAAAGCAGTAAAAGCATCTCGCACAGTACCGCTAAATTCACACGCTATTAAGACTTTCATATAACCTCCTAGAATCAATTTAAATTAAGCTACCTTGACACACCCATTGACACACCCATAAACACCCAATACAGAGCGTTCTAGTGCGTTTTAGAGCTAGTATATTGTCGAATGAATATGCTCAAAAAGCAAATCAGCATCTTCTGTTAGTTTTTCAAGTGCTTCATCAGTCAATAGTGTGCCATCAGCATATTCACCATAACAGAAATAAGCATCTGAAAAGTCGGGATAATCTTTGGTGTCTATCCCATCCAATTCAAGCGTTTTATAGTTAATTTGTGTCATATTTTAACCCCAATTCTTTAGAATACATTATAAATAGATAGTTTTTATTCATCAATAGCTCTTTAAAGTGTTCTATATTTCTAGCCTTATTTAGGTCAGCTTTAGCCTTAGACTTAGTGTAATCCCTAGTTTTTAGGGGTTCACTCATAGGCTTAAGTTTATAGATTGAGTTTGGTCTTCGTCGGTTACATTCGTCGACTTCGGTTCGTTTACCTATGACCTCAAGAGCATCTCTTTTCTTTAGTGTGTTCAATATACAATGGACTGCTTCTTTTGTATGTTGCCCGCCCATAGCGTCCCGAAGCTCTCTGGCGGTCATACAATTAGTGGTTAAGAGTGTCACTATTTGCTGCACTTTTGTAGTCATGCTTTCACCTCTATACCTTCGTTTATTTGTTTAACTCCACAAACTGCTAGAATAATCTCATGGCAACCAGGGTCAACCCCAAAATCTGAGCATATATCTACCCAATCATTAGGAATTATCTCAGGATTAAGTCTTATCCAACCACCTTGAGGCAATACCTCATAACCGTTATCTAATAGCTTTTCTTTAGTTAGCATGATTACACCTTAAAAAAGTGATTCATTAATTGTACCGTTGATTTATAAGACATGATATTGATTCTAGGGTTAGTTAAGCCCTCTAAAAACTTATCCGCTTCGTGTTCAGTTGCAAAAGCCTTGATTAGCTCTTGATTAGTATAAGAGTTGTAACCCTTAGCTATAAATAGTTTTTTCATTGTAAACCCCTTAGAATTGTCTAAAAATATAAGTATTAATGTCAGTTTTACCGATTACCCATGTTTGATTATTTAGCCAATCAGTAACATAGCTCAAAGCATCATCATCGTTTAATCGTGCCTCATCCATCATATAGCCATAAGCCTCTATGATTTCATTAATTGACATCTCGCAAAAATCACAACATAGAGCAATTACATCTAATTCCATATCATCGCCTGTTTCCTCTTCAAATTCCTCTAAACCGTTAAATAAAATCTCCAATCCTTCATATGTAAAGTTTTTAGGACGAAGAGACATAAAAGCATCTGTGAATTGTGATAGACCGATAGTTTGTTTCATTTTTGACCCCTTGTTGATAAGTATTTAAAGTATGTTTGTGCTATATCTAATTGATTGTGACCAAAGCTCGCAACAGTTTTTGAGTGAGTACCTTGGTTTTTCATTACATCAAACCCTGTATTACATTTTAAGACCCAATATAAACCGCTTTCCGCTATGATGTCTGATTCTTTAATCATGTTTAAACCCCTGTTTAGTTTGTTTGTGTTAATGCGATTGCGAATAGATAGCCAAAGCTAATGGCTAATGATAGTAATACGATTGCGTTAATAATAAAGTTTTTCATTTCTAATGTGCGTTGTTTTTGAGTCATGATATGTTTTCCTTTGTTTTGTTTATTTTTACCTACAAACAAATATTACTACACCAATAACAGAAAAGGTAGACTATCGTACATTGTATTTATTTATAACTATCCTGGACTCAATAGTCTAAAGCTATTGGTATATCATTGGTCTATGTCAGTCTATCTAGGTATCCCATTTAGGGTACACCGATGCCATACATACTCAGCCTGTGGATAACCTGTGGATAACTATATAGCTCGTACAAGTGTGTAAGCACTCACTAACATAGACAAATAAAGCCTGTGATGTAAGTAAGTACTCACTAACTTTGATGGGGGGTGGGGGTGGCTGTGATGTTATAATGTTGTTGCTACCACTAATATTTACAATAAGGTAAAATAGCAAATAAGCTATAAAGCTATGATTTCAATAACTAAAAGTAATATAGAATCAGTGATGGAGAAACTGCACACTTTAGGTCATGCGGAGTACCTGTAAAGTCTGTGATGCCCCGCTGTACTCTTTAGGTCACAGTCAGTGGTCTCTATCACCTTACTGTAGATAGACTTTGTCAGATTCAGCTATACTTTCTTTGTGAATAGATGTAAATAAAGCTTGACAAGAATTAACAATGTTGTTATAATACTCTCTATAGAACCCTATAGCACTTTGTTAAACCCTAAGACTAATTAAAATATGAAGAAAAGAAACTAAATAAGTAACCCTAACAAAGTGCTTCAGAACCCTGAAGAAATCAATATAGAACTATATAGTCTATATAGAGCACTTCAGATAAAAAAGTAATACTTTAGATAATTTTATTTAGTCTTTCCCCTATTGGGATAAAAGGATGCAATGTCAGATGCTGAACACACGGTCGAAAAGAAGTCTCGTCCAAAGATTAAACGAAGAGAAGTAGTTGATGGTAAACCTAAGTTAGGTCGGCCAAAGAAAGCCGACATACAAAAGAAGAAGAAACCTGGTATTGTTGGTCGTCCTGTAGGGGATGCTGGTCGCATAGCAGAGTTTAAAGCAAGGTTACTAGCCACTGCTGGTGACACAGTAATTACAAAGATTATAGAAACTGCACTGACAGATGGTCATCCTTCGCAGGGGGCAATGTTAAAGTTCTGTGGAGACAGGTTATTACCCTTGTCCAGTTTTGAAGCTAAGGGCGGTAACTCAATGCCGACCATCAGTATTAACATTAGTGGCATCACCAACCCAACGGTTGATGCTAATGAAGTAATAGATGATGTCACTGATGTTTATATCAAGGATGTTGAATAGTGGCTGATTTAAACTTTCAACTCTTAAAATGGCAGCAGGAAGTTTTTAAGGATGAAACCCGATTCAAAGTTATTGCTGCTGGGCGACGCTGTGGTAAATCACGACTCTCTGCAGTAACCCTACTGATTGAAGGTATTAACTGTCCTGAAGGTTCTAGTGTAATGTATGTTGCACCAACCTTGGGACAAGCCAGAACAATTATCTGGGAATTATTAATGGAGTTAGGTAGACCGATTATTAAGTCTGCACACATTAATAACTTAGAGATTACTTTGGTGAATGGTCGTAAGATATTAGTTAGAGGTGCGGATAACCCTGACTCATTGCGTGGTGTGTCTTTATCATACCTAGTAATGGACGAGGTGGCTTTTATTAAAGCTGATATTTGGGAAAGAGTACTTCGTGCTTCTTTGTCAGATAGAAAAGGTAGAGCGATGTTTATCTCTACTCCGTCAGGAAGAAACCACTTCTATGATTGGTATCAGCTCGGACAGACAGGTGAAGATGAAGATTGGAAGTCTTGGCACTTTACGACTTCTGATAATGAAACGATTGACCCTAAAGAGATTGAAGCTGCTAAACGCACACTATCTAGCTTTGCTTTCAATCAAGAATACTTGTCTTCCTTTAACAACGCTGGTGCAGGTTTGTTTAAAGAAGAGTGGGTTAAGTTTGGAGAAGAACCTAATTATGGTAGCTGGTACATCGCTATCGACTTAGCTGGCTTTGAAGCTGTGTCTAAGAATGCTTCTGCAGCTAAGAGTAGATTAGACAAATCAGCGATTGCTTGCGTTAAGGTCATGGATGATGGTAGTTGGTTTGTGGATAAGATTGAGTCTGGTCGTTGGGATATTGAAGAGACAGCAACTAGGATACTAAAGAATATTAAACACTATGAGCCTCTAGCAGTTGGTATTGAACGAGGGGCTTTAAAGAATGCAGTGTTACCGTACTTAAGTGATTTGATGAGAAAGAATAATACTTATGCTCACATTGCTGACTTAACTCATGGTAACAAGAAAAAGACAGATAGAGTTATTTGGGCTTTGCAGGGACGGTTTGAACACGGACGAGTATCTTTAAACTGTGATGGAGACTTTGATGAGTTTGTTGACCAACTCTTAATGTTCCCCACTGCTGGAGTACATGATGACTTACCAGACGCATTGTCGTACATCGACCAGTTAGCTGTCACTAGCTACAACACGGATGATGATGGCGGTGATGAATGGGAAACTTTAGATGTTATATCGGGGTACTAATATGAAATGTCCTATTGCAACACAAGATGTAAAAGTTAATCTTAAAAACAGAAATTGGGCTTTTAAGAATGTTGGTTATGGTCCTGCAAACCCAGGTGAACCTAATGGTGCTTTCTGGAACGATAAAGCCAATGAATGGCAAACTGATTTAAAACAAGCCAAGTCTATGCGATGCGGTAACTGTGCTGCCTTTATTCAAACTCCCCAAATATTAGAATGTATTCGTGCAGGTATTGACGAAGAAAAAGATAGCTATGCAGAAGATGTTATGGAAACTGCTGGTTTAGGATACTGTGAACTGTTTGATTTCAAATGTGCTGATACTCGTACTTGTAACGCTTGGCTTATTGGAGGTCCAATAACAGGTGAAAAAGAAGAATACATTGATGAACCCTTTAAAGATACAACCGAAGACTAAGGAATAATATGGCTGAAATGAAAGACAACAATGAAGGCATGAAGTGGGATAGTCCTTCTGACTCTGATAAAGAGTTAACTTCTTTTGTGGTTGCACATTGTGACCGTTGGAGAGACCATCGTGATGAGAACTATTTAAACGCATGGGATGAATATGAGCGTATCTTCCGTGGTCAATGGGCTTCAGAAGACAAGACTCGTGACTCAGAGCGTAGTCGTTTAATTTCTCCTGCAACGCAACAAGCTGTAGAAACTCGACACGCTGAAATCATGGAAGCTATCTTTGGTAACGGTGAGTTCTTTGACATCAAGGATGATGTACGAGACATGAATGGTAATTCAATGGACATCGAGATGATGCGTGTTCAACTTCGTGAAGACCTAGAGAAGTCTAAGATTCGTAAGTCTATTGACCAAATTGAATTGATGGCAGAAATCTATGGTACTGGTGTTGGTGAGATTATGGTTAAGACAGACACAGAGTATGTTCCGTCTACCCAGCCAATCCCTGGCTCTACGCAAGCTGCGTATGGTGTATCAGAGAAAGAAGTATTCTTTGTTAAAGTAAACCCTGTCAACCCTAGAAACTTCTTGATTGACCCTAACGCTACAACGATTGATGAAGCGATGGGTGTTGCGATTGAGAAGTTTGTGTCTATTCACAAAGTTGTTGAAGGTATGGAAAAAGGTATCTATCGTAAGGTAGACATAGGTCCATATGGTGTGGATGATGATTTAGAACCAACACAAGAACTAACACAGTATCAAGATGACAAAGTAAAGATGTTGACTTACTACGGTCTAGTCCCTAGAGAGTACCTAGAAGACCTTGAGAACGACGGTAGTGAGATGGTAGATTTATTCCCTGAGGACAGTACAGCTGACCGCTACAGTGACCTTGTAGAGGCTATAATCGTGATTGCTAACGATGGTTTACTGTTAAAGGCTGAAGCAAGTCCTTACATGATGAAAGACCGTCCTGTTATCGCTTACCAAGATGACACAGTACCTAATCGCTTTTGGGGTCGTGGAACAGTTGAAAAAGCATACAATATGCAAAAAGCTATTGATGCACAACTACGCAGTCATTTAGACTCATTAGCATTGACTACAGCTCCTATGATTGCAATGGATGCTACTCGCTTACCTCGTGGTGCTAAGTTTGAAGTTAAACCAGGTAAAGCTATTCTTACTAACGGCAACCCTGGTGAGATTCTATTCCCATTCAAGTTTGGTGCTACTAGCCCTGAGAATGCAGCAACAGCTAGAGAGTTTGAAAGAATGTTGTTACAAGCAACAGGTACTTTAGATTCACAAGGCATGATTTCTGCAGCTCCTCGTGATGGCGGTGGACAAGGTATGTCGATGGCAATGGCTGGAATCATCAAGAAGTACAAGCGTACATTAACTAACTTCCAAGAAGACTTCCTAATCCCATTAATTAAGAAAGCCGCTTTTCGTTATATGCAGTTTGACCCTGAGCGTTACCCTTCAGTAGACATGAAGTTCATTCCTACAGGTAACTTAGGTATGATGGCTCGTGAATACGAACAGCAACAGTTAATTGGTTTGTTACAGACCCTTGGTCCTGATACTCCAGTGCTTCCTGTATTGCTCAAAGGTATCATTGGTAACTCTAGTTTGTCTAACCGTGCTGAATTAATGGCTACTTTAGACCAAATGAGTCAACCAAACCCTGAACAGCAACAAATGCAACAGATGGCTCAACAGATGCAGATGGAACAGTCTCAAGCAACGACTCAATCTCTACAAGCTAGAGCACAAAGAGACCAAGCAGAGGCTCAAAAGACTGTTGTTGAGACACAGTTACTACCTGAAGAGCTAAAAGCTAAGGTAATCAGCTCATTGTCTACCAATATTGATGGTAATAACCAAGATAACGAGTTTGAAAAGAGAGCCAGAATAGCTGATTTGATGCTGAAAGAGAAAGACATCAACAACAAAGGCAAGATTGTTGAGTTACAGATGCAAAAAAACAACACAATGTAACAAAAAAGTGTTGACAAACAAAAATAAGTGTGTTAAAATTATCAAATAATGAAAATATGTTCAAGTTGTGGTAATTCTTTAGATATTTCTTTGTTTTCTTTTGATAAGAGCCGTAAAGACGGTTTTTATCATACTTGTAAACCTTGTCATAAAGCATACAGACAATCTACACAGCAAAAACAAACAATTAAAGAATATTGGTCTAATCATTACGAAAATAATAAAGCAAAGTATTGTGCAAAGAGAGCAAAACGAAGAGCAAGTTTATTAAATGCTACACCAAAGTGGCTATCTAAAGAACAGCTTACAACTATAGAGTGTAAATATTCTGTTGTTGAAATGTTATCTAAACACAGTGCAGAAAAGTATTCAGTTGACCACATTGTCCCCTTACAGGGTAAAACAGTTTGTGGACTCCATGTGCCTTGGAATCTACAAGTTATTAAAGCTTATGATAATTTGAAAAAAGGTAACAGGTTTAATGGATAAGAAACTTCAAGAACATTATGAAAAGATGTTCTCTATGTTTGTAAGTGAAGCTTGGCAGGATTTGATGGAAGATGTAGAAAAGATATATGAAGCAAACAGCGATATATCTAGCATCGACACAGAAAAAGAACTTCACTTTAAAAAGGGGCAATTAGATGTTCTTCAATGGTTAAGGTCTATGAAGAACTCTTATGAGCATTCTTACGAGCAATTAGTTAACGACTCTTCGGGAGAAGCTCGTGACTCGTAGGATTTTTGAACACAAATGTTCGCGAGGACATATAACAGAACACTATGTTACTTATGAGGTAACGGTAGTTCCGTGTTCAATTTGTAATAGCGATGCTAATCGAATTATCTCCGCACCAAGAGTGGAACTTGATGGGACAGACCCTATCTATGTTTCTGCTTATGACAAGTGGGCTAAAAGACATGAAGATAAAGCAAAGCAAGAGCGAAAGCAAAACCAAGCCTAAGATACCTCGAAAGAGCCTTAGAACATGAATCCTAAAATAACTTGATTTATTCAAGCTTTAATGGAGAACTTTAAATGGCAGCAAACTTTATTGAACAAGACGAACTGTTTAACAGCAACGAAGAAGAAACCGTACAAGACATTGCTAATCAAGCGGACTCTACGCAAGTAGAACAAACCCAAGAAGCAACACCTACATCAGCAGTAGAAGAGTTACCAGAGAAGTATAAAGGTAAGTCTGCTATTGAGATTGCAAGAATGCACCAGGAAGCTGAAAAGCTTATAGGTCGTCAAGCAAATGAGGTGCATGAAGTACGAAGTCTTGCAGACCAGCTTTTAAAACAACAACTCGACTCAAACAAAAGAGTAACGCATGAGCCGATTGAAGAATCGCAAGATGAAGACTTTTTTGCAGACCCTAAACAGGCTGTTAACAGACAAGTTGAAAAGCATCCTGCAGTAATTGAAGCACGACAAGCAGCACTCGAAATGAGGAAGATGAAGACGGCACAACAGTTGTCTTCTAAACATCCAGACTTTATAACCATTGCATCTGATGCAGGGTTTCAAGATTGGGTTAAAGGTTCTGCAATTCGATTGAACTTGTTTGCTAAAGCTGACGCTGAATATGATTTTGATAGTGCTGATGAGCTTTTATCTACTTACAAAGAGATTAAACAAATCAAAGCACAACAGGTTGTCCAACAGACTAACCAATCAAATGAAGTAGAAGCTAACGCACAAAAGACTGCAATGAAAGCTGCAACAGTTGATGTTGGCGGTTCTGGTGAGACAAGCCGAAAGGTATATCGTCGAGCAGACCTTATTAAATTGAGAATGACCGACCCTGATAGATATATGCAAATGTCCGATGAAATCATGGACGCATACGCAACAGGTAGAGTCAAGTAATTTTAGTATTTATAAACTTAAAGGAAATTTATCATGGCAAAAGTAGTCTACCCAGGAGGCAGTACCTCCATCGTTAACAACACAGCAGCAGACAAATTCATACCAGAAATTTGGTCTGATGAAGTCATCGCTGCATACAAGAAAAACTTAGTATTGGCAAACCTAGTTCGCAAAATGTCTTTCAAAGGCAAAAAAGGCGATACATTGCACATTCCTAAGCCAACTCGTGGTTCAGCAACTCTTAAAGCTGCTAATACAGCTGTTACAATCCAAGCTGATGTTGAGAGCGAAGTACAGGTTCTAATCAACCGTCATTTCGAGTACTCACGCTTCATCGAGGACATCACTGAAGTTCAAGCTTTGGCATCATTACGCTCTTTCTACACAGAAGATGCTGGTTATGCTTTGGCTAAACAAGTGGATGACGACCTAATTAACTTAGGTAAGACATTCGGTAACGGAACAACAACTTTTGTACATAGCAACAGCTATTACATCGACGCTACTACTGGTTTAACAGCTTATGCTGAAGACACAGTTGTTGCTGCTGATGTGTTTACTGATGCTGGCTTCCGTAAACTTATCCAGTTGATGGATGACGCTGATGTACCAATGGACGGTCGTAAGTTTGCAATTCCTCCTTCATTGCGTAATGCAATCATGGGTGAGAATCGCTACAACTCTAGCGACTTCGTTGATGGTCGTGGTGTTCAGAACGGTCAAATCGGTAAGTTATATGGTATTGATATTTATGTATCAAGCAATATGCCTGTTATCGAAACTGATGCTAACAACTCTGTTGGTGGCGATGTTAAAGCTGCGTTGTTGTTCCATACCGACACAATGGTATTGGCAGAGCAATTAGGTGTTCGTTCACAAACTCAGTACAAGCAAGACTACTTGTCAACTCTTTACACTGCTGACACATTGTTTGGCACTAAAGTTGTTCGACCAGAAGCTGGTTTTGTATTGGCTGTAAACGCTTAATTAAGCAATAAGATTCCCTGCTTCGGCAGGGGTCTTTTTTAAGGGCTCTGCGGAGTCTTTAAACAAGACACAAGGGGATAAAATTGTTTTATAACAGTCCAAAACATAAACACAATTGCTTCGCAATCTATAGAGGAGCAGGCGGAGCAGGTGATGCAACTGGTGACTCAGCCAGTGAAGCCCTATTAGTTAGTCAATTATCTGTTGAAGTACAGGCTGACGCTGATGCTGCAGAGGCTGCAAGAGCTGCTGCTGTTACTGCTAAGGTTGCTGCAGAATTAGCTGAGACCAATGCTGAGACAGCACAGGCTAGTGCTGCATCTATTGCTGCTAGTTCAGCCTCTAGTGCAACTACAGCAACTACTCAAGCTGGTATCGCTACAACTCAAGCTGGTATAGCAACTACTCAAGCTAGTAATGCTTCTACAAGTGCTAGTGCTGCTTCAGGCTCTGCTTCAACTGCTACAACACAAGCTACCAATGCTTCTAACAGTGCTACAGCTGCATCTACATCAGCTAGTAATGCTTCTAGTTCAGCCAGTGCAGCAAGTACATCCGCTACTAATTCAGCTAACAGTGCTACAGCAGCTTCTGGTTCAGCTTCTACAGCTTCTACTCAAGCCACTAACGCTGCTAGTTCAGCTTCTGCAGCGTCTACTTCAGCAACCAACGCAAGTAACTCAGCTACATCAGCAAGTACATCAGCATCTACTGCTACAACACAAGCTGGTATAGCAACAACTCAAGCTACTAACGCAGCTTCATCAGCATCTGCTGCAAGTACTTCAGCAACTAACGCAAGTAACTCAGCAACTACAGCAACTACTCAAGCTACCAATGCAAGTACTTCAGCAAGCAACGCTTCTACATCAGCAACGAATGCAAGTAACTCAGCAAGTGCAGCATCAACAAGTGCTACCAATGCTTCTAACTCTGCTAGTGCTGCAGCAACTTCTGCAACTAACGCCGCTAACAGTGCTACCCTAGCAGCTAGTTACACACCAAGTCAAACAGGTAACTCAGGTAAGTTCTTAACAACTAACGGTACTGCTACTAGTTGGGAGACTGTATCAGGTGTAACTTCTGTAACGGGTACTGCTCCTGTCGTATCTTCAGGCGGAGCAACTCCAGATATTAGCATGGCTGCTGCAACTACTTCTGTAAGCGGTTATCTAACTTCTACTGATTGGACTACATTCAACAATAAGTATTCTACAGGGGGTGCGTTAGGTACTCCTTCTAGTGGTACATTAACTAACTGTACATTCCCAACACTTAATCAAAATACTACAGGTAACGCAGCTACTTCAAATGCTATTGCTAATTCAGGAGGATGGTCTGTGACTCCTTCTGGAACTAAATTACTTTTTGCATATAATGGTGTTAACAAAGGAAGTTTAGATTCGTCAGGTAACTTTATTGTCACAAGCAACGTAACAGCATACGGAACACCTTAATGGCATTACCAGCATCAGGTACACTTTCTATGTCTCAGATTAATACTGAGTTTGGTAGGGGTAATAACTTAAACGCATACCGTGGAACTACTTACTACACATCAAGTGGTGGTCCTTTTACATTCTCTGCAGGTGCAATTAGTTTTAGTAATTTTTACGACACTCAATTAGCAGCCCCAACTTACAGTATTGACTTTTTAGTTGTATCTGGCGGTGGTGGTGGTGGCACTAGAGATGATGCCGTTTCAGGTGGTGGCGGTGGCGGTGGTGGTGGTGGATATACTGCATCTACTGCTACCCTTACTGTAGGAACAGGCTATGGAGTTACAGTTGGAGGTGGTGGAAGTGCTGGCGGGGTTGGCACAAATTCTTCATTTTCTGGAGTAACCCCCACTCGTGGTGGTAACGGTGGTGGAGACACCGCTACAGGTGCTTCAGGTGGTTCAGGTGGTGGCGGTGGTGGTACTTCTACTTTTGAGGCTGGCGGTGCGGGAACTAGCGGGCAAGGCAATGCAGGTGGAACAGGTTTTCGCAGTGCTCTTCAATCTTCTACTAGAAATAACGGTGCTGGTGGTGGCGGTAAAAATGCAGGAGGTGCTTCTGCTACTACTGTTGCTACTTATAGCCCAGGTGCAGGTGGTGCAGGTGCTGACTGGCTTAACGGAACGTATTATGCTGGTGGTGGCGGTGGAGAAGGCGGTCGTACAGACGTAGGTTTTAGAACTGCCGCTGGTGGTATAGGAGGAGGCGGTACAGGTCGTTCTAACGGTACAACAAATACAGGTGGCGGTGGTGGTGGTAAAAATTCAGGAGGCTCAGGTGTTGTTATTATTAGGTACTCAGGGGCACAAAGAGGCACAGGTGGTTCAGTATCTTCCGCTGGAGGATTTACATATCACACCTTTACTGGTAGTGGCACATATACTGCTTAAAGGAAATATATGGCACATTTTGCAAAACTAGACGAAAACAATATTGTTACAGATGTCTTTGTAGTAAATAACGAAGACTTACAAAATTTAGAATATCCAGAGAGTGAATCTTTAGGCATTGCTTTTTTAACTGATCTTACTGCACATACTAATTGGAAACAAACAAGTTATAACTCTAATTTTAGAAAAAACTACTCTACAGTAAACGGAACATATGATGCAAGTAAAGACGCTTTTATACCTGTCAAACCTTTTTTATCTTGGGTTTTAAGAGAAGAAACTTGCAAGTGGGAATCTCCTATGCCTTATCCAACAGACGGTAAAGATTACTACTGGAATGAAGCTACAGAGCAGTGGGTTTTAGAAATTTAAATATAATATTACAGGAACATTATGAGTGACAATCACTTACCTTTAACTGACGAACAGATTGAGATTATTGTTGAAAGAGTAACTGAAAGAGTTATTGACAATGTATACATCTCTGTCGGCAAAGGTGTTGTAAAGAAAGCATTTTATGTTGTCGGTATAGGGGTTGTTGCTCTTGTAACTTGGTTAGCTGGAAACGGACATCTTAAATGAGAGAACTTACAATCTTTAAAAACCTTACTGCAGGTGCGTCTAATACTATTTATACAGTACCTAAAGGATGTAAAGCTATAGCTACATTATTGTTTCTAGCAAACAGTGGTGGTTCAACTAAAGCTATTTCTGCTGCAGTGCATGATGCTAGTACTACTACTACTGTTCCTATTGTAGGAGCTAAGTCACTCGGTGCTGGAGATGCTCTTCAGTTTAATCAAGGTCGAATGGTGATGGATGAGTATGATTATATTACAGCCACACCAGAAGCAGGTGCAACTATGAGTTGTATTTTTACTATGGAAATCTTACAAACCACATCTTATCAGCATGTTTCTTAAGGATTATTATGCCACTCAAAAAAGGTAAATCAGAAAAAACAGTATCTTCTAATATCAGTAAGATGGTTAAAGAAGGAAGACCACAGAAACAAGCAGTCGCTATTGCTTTATCTACAGCTGGTAAATCAATGCCAGTGCGTGGTGCAAGAACTATGAAGAACAACACTAAGAGAGGCAGATAATGAAGACAGGATTATATGCAAATATTGCTGCTAAGAAAGCTCGTATCAAGGCTGGCTCAGGTGAGAAGATGCGTAAGGTAGGCTCTAAAGGTGCTCCTTCTGCTAAAGACTTTAAGGATGCTGCTAAGACAGCTAAGAAGGTAA